AACCCTGCTTCGACAGAGCCTTGTTTCGCTCTTCGTTACGGTAGGCCTCAAGGAATGTCATCCCGTTTTCGGAGGTGAGATTCCCGCCTTCCGACTGGAGCATCTGCTGGTAGGCCATCTTCTGGGTCTGATTGATCACCTTGTTCAAGGCGAAAGACTTAGTGCCAGGGTAGTCCTGCTCAACAGACGAAGTGCCTTCTGACAGGTTCTGGAACCCATCGGAGGTCACTAGCTCCTCAAGTTTACTGTGAAGGTCGTTCTTCTGGACGTAGTCGTTCCAGATAGCCCATGCCGTCCGACCGTTCTTATTCGTGAACTGAGTCAGATCAAGGTTGCCTCGGGTGTCCGGCACGGCTGGGTAAGCGCCGCCTAAGTCGATCATGGTCTCGACCACCGGGTCGTCCTTGCGCTGGCTGATGGCTACAGGCGAGAGCAGACGGTTCAACGCGCTTCCGCTCCGCATCACGGGGTTACCGAAGACATCCCGACGGGCTTCAACGTCCTTGGCCAGCCCAGGGATGCTTCCCTTAACTTGATCCATTACCGTCCGCATCTCCAGAACACGCGGGTCAGTTGCCCGTCGCTGCTGCGAGAAGTTGTTGGGAACGTAGGATGCGATCCGCTGTTTGAGAAGGCGGCCCGCCGCATCGGGCTTCCCGTCGGTCAGCGTTGTCAGAACGTCTGTCAGAGACTTCATGTACGTCTTGTTCATGAGGTTCTTCGGGACAGTCGTAACCATGCTGCCTACCATCTGAGTCTTCTCTTCAGCGGTCATTCCCTGATCACCGAACATGGCCTCGCCGATAGACAGGACACCACCCATGGAAAGCTCTTCAACCTGCTTATCGTCGAGTTCAGCGCCAGCTTCGGCCCAGTCACCGATGATGCCGAAGATCATGCCGAGAGGATCGGCCCGGTCGAATTGGTAATAGGTCTCACCGTCCGTGAACGAGTATGGCTTCCAGCCCTGAGACAAGAGCTTCTGCCGCATATCGGGATCCATCGGCCCCTCACCGGTGATGTGACCATTAAGCGCCAGTTGGGAGCCTAGTGACCACACGGCAGCACCGGTCATCATCTTGCCGTAGGCCTGAGAACGAACCATGTCGTCACTGGAGCGAAGGGCTTGGCGATACTCTTTCTGCAGGAGGTTTATCCCTGGCGTTCTTTGCCAAGCCTGCCTGAACAAGTTGGTCGGTGTCCGAACGAAAGGCATGACCAGACGAAGCGATGGGTGCTTATTGACCTGCTCCTGCACGGTGCGACCGATGGTGCCTGGAAGAAGATCGTTGGTGAACGTCTGCTCCCGAGCGTACTGAAGGGCGCGATCATCAACAGCGGCTCCGGCCTCATCGAAGCCCTGCTGGAACCGAGTGGCGATGTACTCTTCTGCCTCGGAGATCATTGTCCCGTCGGGCCGCTCAATGGTTTTCTTCGTGGAGAGACCTTTTCGGGCGGCTTCGTCGACTGCCTGAGACTTCAGTCGGGCTCGGTAGTTAAGCTGCTTCCAGAACTCGTCGCCTGCCATGAGGCCTCGGGTGGGAAGCCTGACGACACCGCCTGCAGCTTCGCCTACTTTCCGACCAGCTTGCCCTGTCGCTCGGTTTGCCCCACCGCCAGCCATTTCGCCAAGACGGCCAAAAGCTTGACTGGTGACCTTGTTGTTGCCAACGCCTTCAGTAGGCAGGTGGCCCATGTTGTTGGCGGTGAAAGGGTCAAGAAACGCATCTTCGTTATAGGCGCTCTTCCCCGCATACTTGAGAGCGTCGAGACTGTACTGGGCAAGGCCTGCAGCCTGAGACGCAGCCGCTCGACTCGTCCGAAAGTCCCGGCGAACGATTGATCCCGCCGCCGTTTCAATCGGAGCCACGACTGCCTGCAAAGCGTTTGAGGCTTGGTTGATGATCTGCGTTTTAGGGCCAGCCAGAAGTGAGTTCAGCCAGATCTCGTTGTGAAGCTCCCAAGCTTTCTCAGCGAAAGAGGCGCGGATAACTCGGCCAGCAGTGCCGGGCTCCTTGATAGTCGAGATCTTCTCAAGGAACTCTTCCTCACTGCCATAGATCTCTCGACGGTCTATAGTCCTAGCGATTTCGTCGGCGTTCATGGCAGCGCCCTCATCCGTGGAGAGCTTGTGAACATTCAGAGACCGGCCAGCGGTCGTTGCTGTTCCACGGAGTGCCTGCTGGACTCGACCCATAAAGTCGATGGCTTTCATAGCCCGCTGCTGAGACCCTGTGCCGTTTTTCCAGGCCTGCACGGAGTTGATAACGTCCTGCTCGGCACCTTCATAAAGAGCCCGACCTGCGAACACTAGCGGAGCCACATCGTCTTTCTGGCCTGCGAACTCCTCAAGATTCCTGAGTACCTGATCAGGATCAGACATGTTCTGTTCGGCCAGTGTGATCAGCTCTCTCGCACTCTGGGGCTCGCCCATTTCGGCTGCCCCTCGCTCCTCAAAGATCTTGCCGATCCGGTCGGAGTACGCGGAGACATAGTCACCGAACTTGTTGAACTTCTCAGGACGACGAAACGGAACAAAGCGGAGGGCTTCATCAGTCGAGATCTTGCCGTCTTCAGCCATGCGGAAAAGCTGCTTGGCTTGAGTTACTTCCGCTGGATCGTTCAGAACGACTTGATCGGCGTATTCCTCACTCCGAATAACCTGAGCTTCATCCAGAACAGCATTCCGCTCTGCGTCAGTCATGGTCGGAGTGTTCCGCTGCTCAGGACGGAGCGGTGAGTTGTTCATCCGGGGGTCACGGCCAGTCACTGAGTCGACCATCTGGTCGTTGAAGTCAGCGACTTCTTTAGCGCCCCGCTCGTTGAGTGCGACGGCCTCTTCTTTACTCAGCTTCTGGGCGTTCTGTTTGCCCTTTTTCAGGAACTTCGCGGTGCGGAAGAGCATGTCACCCGCAACGCCTAATCCTGCGCCTTCAATGGTGTTTTTAAGACGCCCTTCAAAGAACCCGTCGTCTTCGTCTGCAGCGAGATAACGGGTCATTGGGTTAGAAAGCTCTGGGGCGTAGTCCTCGACCATGTTGGACAGACGCGCCTCGTTCTCCTGAAACGCAGTGAAGTCGGCGATGCCACCCTGAACCATTGAGCGGACAAAGGGCTTGCTGCTCTTTGCCCAGTTGGCGGCCTTCAGGAACTTACCGCCGCCAAACATCCCGACGGCAAACTGGCTGAGGCCGCTGGCAAGCTTCCCCGCAGTAGAGTCAGGCTCAGGAATCGATCCGAAAGCCTCCGAAGTGTTCTGGAAGTCTACGTCGCCATCATTGGTCGCCGCTGGAGTGTTCGGCCCCTGAGGACGCTCGCCCACGGAAGACACCATTGCGTTGGCACCATCTTCGGCCAGCTCTACTGTTGCGTCGATACCACGCTGGGTTCCACGGGCTACGCCCTGAGCAACATCGGCGATTCCATCAATGATCCCGCTGCCATCGTCTTCGACCTCTACCTCGGTCTCGGCCTGGGATTCACTCTGCTCCCGCACGGCGGCGCGGGTGGTCATGTCGGTTTGCTCAGGGGTATTTGAAGAGTCCGGCTGCTCATCCTGCTGCAGGAGCTGGTTCCGCTCGTCGATGAGCGCACTCTCATCTAGCAGCTTTTGGCGCTCCGCAAGCGCCTTACGCTCTTCCTCTTCCATTATTCTTCACCTTCGGGTTGTTCCTGAATCGCCCTCACAAGGGGTTCAGTCAAAGATCTGTATTGGTCTCGATTGAGTTCGCCAGACCGTCGCATATCGTTAAGCTGTTGCAGCATCAAAGCTCGGTTCTGGCTGTCCATCTCTCTTGCCTGCTCAGTATCGATGCGATTGATTTCCTCAATAGAAAACGAGTAGTCAGACTGCTTCTCAGAACCGCTCTGATTGCTTCCACCTTCCATCCTTGAGGAGACCCCATCGGGATCTTCGCTGCCGTTTTGTGTAGCCTCTGCGGAGCCTGTGGAGCCAGACTCAAGGCTTTCCATGTAGGAATTAGGCTCAACCTGATTCCCAGGCTGGAAGTTCTCTGCAACCTCGTTGTAATGCTTGACGATGTCATTCATCACTCGGTTGCTCTCGCGAAGGAACTCCGACTTAGTGGCCTCGGGGTTCTGCTGGAGGTACTCTCGCATTACCATTTCAAACTCAAACTCAGCGTTCGTTGCGTTGAGTTCAGGCACACCACCCATATCGACAAGGCTCTTCAATGCGCCATTGATGCCGTTCTTGGAGGTCTTGTAAGTGCTGAGGTTGAGATAGGGGTGATCTTTTGGAGCGCCGTCTGAACCGGCCATCGACTTGTAGTCGCTGAGAATAGACATTCCACGATTCACATCATAGAACTCGCCGATGCCGTCGATGATGTCGGTCTGACTGATGCTTTCAGGATCATCCATCATCGTCCGGTACATATCCTGAATGCGCTCAGTGTCTTCCTGAACGTCTCCTGTTGCGTTGGAGAGGGACTGGTCAATTCGAATCAGTTCATCAACAGTCCGCCGGTCGGTGATTCCGTTGTTCTGAGCGTACTCGATGGGATCGAAAGACCGGAGCGTCTCCATACGCTGTGCTTTCGAAGAGCCGCTGAGAGCCTCCATAAGCTGTGTAGTGTAGCCATCGACAGCTTCAGCCCGTGCTTCAGCTTTGCGATCGTCTTCAAGCTGATTCCTAAAGCGGTAGTTACGCATCTCTCGCTGGATAGCCTGATCTTCGACCTGATTGATCGTCTCGCGAGCAGCTTTGGTATCCCCAAGAGTTCCGCTTCCGGTTTTAATCTGGCCAAGGACAGAGCGCATCAGATCCGGGTCTTGCGTCCCAGCAAGAGTTTCAATGGCGATCCGGTTCGCGTCTGTCCCGTTCATGCCGTTTGCAATCATCTCGTCAATACGGGATTGGACACTAGAAGCGATGGTCGAAGCCCTGGCACCCTCGACGGTCTCAGCATTGGGAGCTGCTTCCATGACCTCACCGGGATCGGCAGCCAAGTTCTCATCGACGATCAGGTTGATCTCCGTGCCGAGTGTTTCCCGAGCCTGCTTCTCTGTCCTCTGCATCGCGAGTTGCTGATGCTGCTGGGTCAGCGAGTTGATCTGCCGGTCGACCTCAGGGATAAAGGCCTCCGTCATATCGATGTTGTCAGCAGAGTGGATCTCTTCGTTCTGTTCGAGGAAAGCTTCATACTGCTCCTGAGCGAACTCAGCGGCAGCCTCGGGATCTGTCGAGTTCGAGACGGGACTATTGGCATACTGGTCTCGGAGAAACGCACCGAACTCTTTGCCCTTTACTCGCAGATGGCTCTGCCGCCACGCTCGGCGAAAAGCCGGTGACTGGCCCTCTCGAATCTCACCTTTTCTAACAGCCTCTCCAAGCGCCATTTGGGTTTCACGATACTTCCGCTGGGCTTCCGCCTGATCTTCGACGGTAGTTACTTTTTGCTTCTGCTGGAGAGCCCGCTGGATGTCAGGGTTTACGTCGGACAGGGCGTTTGCCACCTGAGTCAGGTCGCTCTCGGGGAGCCGCTTGGGCTGTTCTTGAAAGTACCCGCGAACGGGTGAGGCTTGGGGCCGAAGTGAAGGAGCGTCCCGCAGGTCGCGCACCTGAACTCTCTGCTGCCGTCGTGCCATTGTGTCCCTCTCGTTATTTCACGGTTAGCTGTTGAACTGCTGCTGGTTGAGCTTGTTCTGCTGGTAGGCCGAGTACCCGGAGCTGCCGATCCGCAGAGCGCCAGCAAGTAGGTTCGGCTCATTGATTGGGTCAGGCTGGGCGTTAGTGATCCGCGCCTCCTGCTCGTTCTTGTACATCTCGCGGCGGACTTCACTCTGCTGCTGGGAGTTCTCGAAGTTGGTGTTCAGTGCGCTCATGTACTCACCCTCTTGGCGAGTAAAGTCAGCCAGAAGCTGATCTACTGAGTTGCCGCTGACGCCTGATTCCGCCGCAGAGACACGGGCGCGAGCCCGCGCTTGATCCGCTTCACGACTCTGTTGGGCCATTTTCTGGTTGGCCGCTTCGCGTTCCTGCTGAATCCGCAGGTTTTCTTGCTGGGTTTTCTGATTGCGGGCCTGCATGGCCTGCTGCTTATTACGTTCGTAGACGTTCTGCTGGTGTTCGGCCTGGGCTTCTGCCTGAGACCGCTGCTGTTGGAACTGCAGAGCGCTACTAGCAACAGCCATAGCTGTCATGGGATCGCACATGGTTACCTCACTCGGATGAATTCATAGAAGGGTCTTTTTTCATGCCCAAAGCACTCATGCCGACGGATGAAACGAAAGCCAGACCATTTGAGCCATCGAATATGTAAGCTGTTTCGAGCGTCGACGTAGTTGAACAGCACCGGGTAGCTTTCTTGAAGCATTTCTATATGCTCGCCACACCTGCGAGCAAATGGCATTCCATAACTGGTCAGATCGTCTGTCCCTAAAAGCCATACGCCACCGGAGGGAAGCTCTTGATCAATGCGGACTACCCCGTAAATAGCCACAGGCTTTCCACTGTTGTCGGTGCGGATAGTTCTAGCGATCTCAGAGTGAGCCCAACCTCTTTGCAAAGCAGCTCGGGGAGATAAACCCCCCGATGCTTTTACTTCTTCTCGATCAGCTTTTCGCAAACGATCCGCTAAAAAAGGGATATCTGTTTTGACTGCTATTCTTGTGTGAAGCATCAAACACGCTTGCTCCTTGAGAAGTAGAGCGCTTCCCATTCAGCCGACTGAAAGCGGGCCGGAAGGAAACTGTCAGTCTTTACCTCAATAGTGACTTCGTCGTTCTTCGCCATGATTGGCGCTTTGAAGTTACCTTGGCTAATCGCCACAGAGCCAATCCGGTTATCTTCCTGATCGATGGTTCTGCCGTTGTAGGTGTAGACTGAGGTCTCGCCGTAGTCAGGTGTAACGTGGATCTCGAAGTATCCGGTCTGGGCGTACTGAATCGTCCAGAAGCGGATGTTGAGTCGTCCAGTTGTGACGGCCTGAGTACCCTGCTGGCCCTCTTGGATGTAAGGCGTAGAGAATTGATAGCGCATGAGGTATGGCTCTCCGGCATAAAACGACTCTGCTCTTCCTCGAACGACCATTATATTGCTCGCCGGACGGCGCAGAACCGTAAAAGCAGATCCAGGCGTTGAACTATCAGCGTCTGTGCCGCGCTCCAAAATGACAAACTTCCGATCTACCTCCACTTGGTAGGGAAGCTGAATAGTTGTTTCTCGACTCGCTGAGTCATAAGAGACATTGCATAGAGATTCATCAACGCGGCGATCCAAGTGTGCAACAAATGGCTGGTTAGGATCAGAAACAGCTTTGTTCAGCCGGATCTTTTCCAAGGACAGAGCGCCTTTTCGGTTGATTACTAGATACAAGTCCGACCGGATAAAGTCCATGCCGAGGACAGCATCGCTATTGAACGTCCACCGCGACCAAGCGGACTGGATCTTTTGGTCGCCCTGCCACATGAACTTGTAGGGGTAGATGGCGGAGGGCTCCCGGTCGCCCGCAACCACGATCAAGTCTTCGTTAGGCTGGCTGACCATCGTGTGGATTTCGCCTGAAAGATATTTTGGAACGTGGCTGGTTACTTCCTGTCCGTCAAGAACACCCACCGAGTTGTCTCGGTAGTATTCCATAAGGGCTCCGTGCGGCCCTCTCTCAACACCGAAGTAAACATTACGCCCTGACACTACGGGGCTTGCCCTAGAAGACGCAGAGAACTCTGTAGCGAGGTTCATGGAGACGGTGCTGGGGGTGAGTATAGGGTTCCCGTCTAAGACGAACTGTGCCTGATCTGAGAAAACGAGAAGCCTTTCGTCCCAAGGCACTGCCTCTTTGAGCTTGGCTACCTGAGTGGTTGCCGCTGCAATGTCGATAGGATCGCTGTCCAGTAGCGTCGTCACTGTCTCAACAAAGAACTGGAAGAACTCACTGGAACGGGAGAAGACCACATTGTCATCTGACAGGATTCCCAAACGGTTCCTGTGGAAGAACACTTGATTAATGGTGTCGTTGATGAACGAGGGTTCAGGCGCACTCGCTTCATTGCCCACAACTCGCTGGCCCCAGTCCGCCACCTTGAAAGTGAATGATCCGTCGGATTCCCTGACAAGGGTGTGAGGCATCGTCTCATTGCGGATCTTATATTTGATTCCTGGAGCGACAGTCTCACGCCAGACGCCCTCGGTGCCGGTGCTTTCTTGATCGTAACGGACGTAGTAGCCGTTGAATTCATCGGTGTCCACACCAGTGATCTGAACCGTGAAGTCCTGAACTGCTCTCACCGGTAGATCGCCGAAACGCTGGACGTTGTCCTTGATTGCGGTTGAAGTGGTATCGCCTTGGCTATCCGTGATTCGGATGCCAAAGTCGTTCCCGTCTTTACGGCTGATATGAATCGTCGATCCAATCTGCTCAATGTCGTATTCGGAGCCAACAGAGCTGTTTAGATTGGTGCTTGATGTAGCGTCGCTTGGCGTTGTCCCGTTAATCAATCCCTCTGCAATCGCATCGGTGCGGATAGCATTGATATGAGGAGCGCTGGAACCATCTGGGGTCTCATAATTGGCCGCCAAACTTCCGTTGATGTAGACATTGAAGTTCGTGCCATAGTTGCCGGCGTCAATCGACAAGAGAGCTTCAGGTTTTCGAGTGGAGACTTTATCGTCGGCCATTTCAGTAATGACATTCTGATTCACGATAAACGTGTAGTCCGCTACGGTCAGGGCTTTCAGTCCGGTTCGGTATGAGAGATTAACAGGGTCTAGGTAGGCTACATTAGCTTCGTAGTTTACCGTCTTTTCATTGCCATTAAGATCAAAAACTCGAATACGACCTTGGCCGTCGCTGGGGTCAGGGTAGATCAGGACGATATACTGCTCAAAGGTATCGCGGTTTATCGTGTGAATGAAAACATCATCGAGATTGTCCCCGATGAGATCAGCGACATGCTCAGTGGGGTCTCTTTTCACCAGCCCTTCAACCGTCGAAGAATAAGCATTCTCCTGAGCCTCCGCTTGGGAAGCCCTGCGGAGCGAAGGGGGCTGCTGAGAAACCCCGTTGATAAGGTTTGGAATTGAGGAACTGATGAACGCCATTAGTAATTTCCCCTTGGCACATGCCGCCCCCGGAGGTGCGTCTCGGCCATTCCTGGAGCGTCGAAAATACTATAGTCGCCTACGTCGCCTTCCCACTCCCTAAGGCTGATCCAAGCTCGGTTCTCATCGTTACGGGTGAAAGCATTCAAGCTCTCTGACCCGACCATTCGGTCGCCGTACATACGGGCGGCTCGGATCGTAATATACCTACGGGCAGCTTCGGGAAGCTCTTCAAAAGGAAGCGCGATCACAACGGACAGCTCGACACTTTCGTCGAACTTGTAGGTGTGGTTCTTCTTGTCATAGAGGCGTGTGCCTCGAATGACCGGCTCGATGTCTTTGAATGAAGACCGGTCGTAGTCAATTCGCACCACATTTCCGGGCACAGGAATCTCGTTCTTTCGGTCTCGGGCCAAAGTGAATTTACTCTCCCTATTGAAGAACCACCCCATGGTCTGGACTTCTCGGTTTACCTCATTGAGGACGCTTTCGGCTCGGATGATGTCTGCTGTTTTCTTTCCAGTCAGGGTGTTGATTGGAGAAAGCCCGATGGTTTCGAGCAGTGTGTTGATAGCCTCAAGTTCAGTTGTTCGGTTTACACTCATGGTGGCTCCTAACAAAAAATAGGGGCAGCCCCGGTGGGGCCACCCCTTTAGGTAGCAAGTTGTGGTTCAGCCGCTTTACGCAGTGGCCAGCTCAACCGCCGCCTCAGGACGCAGGTAATCATGACCCATGGCGAACTTGGCGAGCATCAGGTAGCCCTGGCGGGCGATCTGCCACTCGTTCTCCATCGCCAGATCAAGGAGCTTTACAGTCCCCATGGCGGTACGGTGATGCACCAGACCAACCGTGTTGCTGAAGTCGCCCGTGTAGTCGTTCTCCGCTCCCGACGGGTTCGTGGTGATGTTGGTGTTCGGGAGGTTGTTCGACTTAACGATGTTGATCCCAGCGACGTTCAGGACTTCACCGTCGGCATAGGAGCCACGGCCACCCCAGTCGCGGTTCAGCACCTTGGTGGTCTGCGCCATCAGGTAATACTGAGCCGGACGGACGGTCATGTAGCGGTCGCCCTCAGGGACATCCTTCTCATCGAGAACCTGAGCGGCTTCAAACATCCCGTCGGCAAGGGTCTCGCCGACCGTGCCGTAGTCCGCGTTGATCTTCTGAGCGCCACCCGGATGCTCAGGGAACAGAGTCCCAGCGGCCTCGCGGGCAGCCTTGAGACCGACGATGTGGACGTTTCGGTCGAACTCGTTGGCGAGCGCTTCGCCGAGCTGAGTGCTGTAGATCGAACGAACGTCGTAGTGGTTCATCGCCTCGTCAATACGGGGGATGAAAGTGTCGGCGACCAGAAGCTGGTCGATGTTGATGGTGCGCTCACGGTGGGTGAACTGGTTGCTACCAGTAAGCTCCGCACCGGGAGTGTGATACTTGGCCTCGGCCTTCCAGGTAACCGGGAACTGCTTCCCGTGCCAGTATTACTACTGGGGTTGGACTGTCCCTTCGACCCATGCTGCGGCGCGTTGAATCGTTGCGCTACAGTCTCGAAACATACCTACTGCTCGGTTGCAGTTGTGGCACAGGAGGCCACGGATGGCACCGGTGTCATGGTCGTGATCGACGCAAAACACCTTGTATCGTTTCGAGTACAAACGGCGTCGGCAAATGCCGCACCGTCCAGCCTGCTTATGGTATAGATCCCAGTAAGTCTCATCTGTGATCCCGAGGGTCTTTTCGCGCTGCTCGATAGTTCGGCAGCGTTTGCATACTCGGTCGCGCCGACCTTGGCGGTCTTTGCGATAGAACTCAGTGGGCTTCTTGGGTTTGCTACAGGATTTGCAGGCTACTAGAGTCGCTCCGTGTCCAGTCTCTACACCTTCGCGCTTACTGCGCTGCCTTGGCTCGGGATTGCCCTCGGGCGATTGTGAGGGTTTCCCCGATTTTACGGAGTGTTTAGAGTCGGCCCGGTTCATGGTTAAGCCGACTTGCCCGATTCGATGGTACGGACGAAATGCTTGTCCATCATGACCTGCTTCTGGTTGAAGGCGGTCAGGACTTCGCCCGAAAAGACTTTAAGGAAAAGTGCGCGAGCGTCACCGCTCCCGTCATTACCGGGGCGGCTCGGAATATAATCTGCCATTGTGGGTTTCCCCTATTGTGTTTGAGATTCACGGTATTGGTTGCCCTATCCCGTCAGACTCAACACGTTGTCCGCACAAGGTTGTCCGCCGCAGCGGGCCTCAGCGTCCTTCGTGGGACGTTCTGGGGTTGCAGGCTGTCTGCCCCCTTAAAAGGGGTGGAGACAAGCCACCACACTCAGGCTCTGTCGCACGTTTTTGCTATGCTGGTAACGGCCAGACCTCAAAGAGCCTGAGTGTGATGGAAAGCGGTCTTTTCAAAGGTAGGCCGCAAACCTATCTACTGCCCGTAAGCAGTAGGGGGAAGAAAGTAGCCGACTCCTCGGGCGTCCCCAAGGCGATATCCGTTACCGGATCACGATTTGCGCTTGAACCAGAGGCGTGTCGGCATTATTCGGTATTACAGAAGGTCTCGATTTCTTGATTGATCTGGGCGACTTGTTCTCTTTCTCCCCGATCCATAACCGAGATGACCTCCTCGGAGGGATAGAACGTATTATCCTCGACCCATACTGGGCAGGACTCACTGACGTTCGTCTGGGTGGCGCATCCAGCGATTAAGCTGATCATCATCAGCCCGGCGAATGCGCTCCCCAATTTCCTTTTCTTCACGGGAGTCCCGAAGCTGCTGTTCGTTCTGCTCGGCATAGGCTTCATCTTTGCCCTCCTGCTTGGCTTGGCTTCGATTCCAGATCTTGAACAAGATGTTGGCGATTGGGCCTATAGCCTGAGCGAGAAAGGTCTTCAGGAAGCTCACTTGTCTTCTTTCACCTTGTCCAGTTCACCGGCAAACTGCTTCGCCCGCTCAGGAGCGACGATACCGGCGATAACCTCGACGACCTTGTAGACCTTTCCGGCGATATTGTCGTCCTTGGGGGTGTCCGTCGTGTTCACGATGGCCATGGCAGCAGCTTTAGTACCGAGCAAGGCCAGAAGAATGCCGACGAGGACTTCCTCGTTAATGAATTCCATGGGTGCCTCCTAGAAGACGTTGGAACGCTGCAGCTTGTCCTGAATCTGCTTACGGAAGCCCGGATCGTTCTGATACCGAGAATCCTTCATCGCTTCGACAACCTGCTGGGTTGATGTGAACGTGTCAGTTGGAGTGGAGCTAGTGCTTCCGCTGAGAGAACGGGAGGGCTCAACACCCTCGGAACTACGGTAGCGAGAGTACAGGCCACGGACTGCCCACTTGGCTGCCTCTGTGCCGCTCTCGACGGCCTTGTTGAAGTCTTCCACTTCCTGTGCCGACAGGTTGTTTGCGGCCCACTGAGTGATCTCGTTGTAGGTCTCCTTACCACCGACCTCGCTCATGATCTCCTGGGCATGACTGTTGGCGTTTGCCTGTGCATCTGCCTGCAGCCCCTTGATGTAGGCATCTACCATCTCTCGGGGATAGCCAGCCTGCTCAAGCTTACTGTAGGTTTCGTCGCCAAGCTGCTGGTTTTCAGCGAATTCTTTCTGAACTTCCGATGGATCAACACCGGCATTGTTCAACGCGGAATCAATCGCTTCCGAATAGTACGGGCCTTCATTGCCTGTTTCATTCTCTGAAGAGCTATCCGAGGAACTCGGTTCAGTATTCTGATCGCTCTCGTCAGGCTGGCTCTGATTCTGCCCTAACTTAGCTTCAAGCTCGGAGTAAGCCTTGGCCATCTCAGCCGGAGTGCTGAACTTCTCGGGAAGCCACTCGGGCCGCTGGTTGCCCTCATTGTCCTGCTGAGTGCCGGGCTGCTGGGATTCCGGGGGAACAGTCCCGGTGGATCCAGAGTCCATCTGAACGCTGTTGTTTTCAGCCATTGTGTCTCCTTGAGTTGTGGGTACGGGCGACGCTTACTGGCCGCCCTGCCCGTTCTGTTGATCCATCTGCTGCTGCATCATCTTCATGGCTTCTGGCCCCAAGCTGTCAGTCATCTGCTGCATCTGGGCCTGCTGCTGCTCTTGTTGGATCTGCTCTTCAGACTTGATCAAGCCCTTCGTATCGATGCCGTCGGACGCGGCCAGGCGAGCAATGAAGTTGCGAATGTCGACGTACTGCATGATCTGTTCCGCGCCTAAAGTCTCGCCAAGGGTACTCAAGAACTCGATCAGCTTGTTCCGATCATGCCCTTTGCCAAGCGCTTGGATGCCGGTCGTGATAGTCACATTGACCTTGTCCCTGGGGAGCTTCGGCATCTTCCCTTGAGTTTCGAGGATCTTCATCTTCCGAAGAACGTAAGGCTCCTGAAACTCCTGAGAAAGGATGGAGTAGATACCACCCAAAGCGTCCTCAAGTTCTTGGGCCATGTACCGGATTTCGGCGGCTGTCACTCGCTCGGCGTTCCGCTGGATCGCTGTGTTGAGAAGCATCGCAAAACTCAGTCGCTCTTCGATCTTCACAATGCTGTCCTGAGCGACTCGGAAGTCGTTGTACTTCTCCATCTGGAGAACACTAACGTCGTTGGCGTCGCCCTCAGCGATAGCGCCTGACTCTTTCTCAGCCAGTGTCCGCTGCCGAGTGGTGCCGTTAGGGTTCACAAGGAACAACACCTTGGCCGCCGCTGCGGAGCCTTTGACGATAGCTTCTGACAGGATTTCTAGGGAGTGAAGGTCGCCGATGTACTCTTCGATGTAGCTGCGCCCATAGCTCTCACCATCGATTTTGTTGAGGCGGAGTGCGATATAGGGAGACCGTTCTACCGGGTACTCAGCCTCAGTGCCATCGACCTTGACGCCCATGACTTCCTGATGGCTTTTCATCTTGTCGTCTTCACGACGCACCCAGGTGAAGACGGAGACCTTTTTGGCTCCTTGCTCATCGAGCTTATCCGCAATCTCAGTCTCAACGTCTTCTGGCAACGCATCCCGAGTCATCTCTTCTTTGATGACGATCTCGGTTAGGTTTCCTGAAGGATCTCGCTGGCACACAAAATGAGGCAGGGCGAAAAAGCGGGTGCCTTCTTTGGCGACATACAGAAGTCCATTGCCAGCCACTACCAGATGCTTCAAAGCTTCGAACATAGTCACTCGGTCTGCCGAGTTGTTGATATCCTCCATGACGACACGCTCGATCCGAGAGAAAGCCTCTTTGACCTGCTCTTTGATGTCGATGTATTCGTCTTCTGATCCCGCCTCTTCCTGAAGCTCGTACTCGTTCATGGTGAGCGTGAAGAAGCTCGAATTCGGCGGCATCAGAGCAAGCAGCAGTTTCGACGCCAAGTTGTTGACTCCACGTGACCCGATACTCTGATAAGGCTGATAGAGGTTTGAGCTTGGCGTGGTCTCTTCAGGCGGCAGGAGCGATGGAATTGTCAGTTTGGAAGCTTCTCGAGCCCGGTCAAGATAAGGCTGCCGGTCGGCTTCGAGTTGAGCGAAACGCTCTTTTGCCGTCTTCTCCATTAGTTACCTCGTTTAGCCGGGGATGCGAAGGCCAGAACCCGAAGAACTCGGAGCGTTGAACTGAATCCGTAGACGGCTCGTACCTGTCGACTGGCGATCCCGACCCCGCTGCTTCTGACTGCGACTGTCTGAAGAATCCACCGTGCTGCTGTCAGAACCACCTCTAGGTGCCGCTTTGGCGGGGGTCTGGGGTTCTTTCGCAGGCGGCGGCGCTGGCTTGGCAGACGGCTCCGGCGGCGGCGGTGGCGATGGAGAGTTGCACATGGCTTTCACCTCTTATCGATATCGAGAATGTTTTCTTCCTGAATCTGGATCTGCTTCCACAGGAACCGAATGACGCTCCGCTGGCCAGCCTTGAACCAAACCTCTCGATCCGACCAGTCCATCTCTGCGGACTGCTCAGGATAGAGCGCGTCTAGGGCTTCAACCTGCTGGCGGTGGAGCATGGGGATCTTTGTTTCAGACATGAGTACCTCTATAGGCCCAAGGACTGCCCCTGGGCCTACTGTTTATATGTCCATATAGTGTCGGGGTTAGCGTAAGTTACTGTTTACGCTTCACATGCGCTGCAGTTCATGATGTCCCTGACAAGCTCCTGAGACGGGTTGGAAGACCGCTGGTAGTACAGGGTCTTGATGCCCAGCCTCCACGCTTCGATGATCAGTGAGTTGATCTCTTTTGCTGGGGTGTCCGGCGGAATCAGAAGGTTCAAGCTCTGGCTCTGGTCGATGTAGTGCTGGCGAACAGAGGCCTGCTGAATGATCGACAACGGAGTGATCTCGTCGAAAGTCTTGAACACGGCCCGCTCATCATCCGTGAGAAAGTCAAGGTGCTGAACCGAGCCGCCACGGGTCAGGATAGATTCCCAAGTTTCCCGGTCGTCCCGGCCATGCTCCGCCAGAACTTCCTTAAGGTGCGGGTTTTTGAACGTAAACTGCCCCTTGGCCAGATCCTTGACGAAGTAATTAGAGCGGAGCGGCTCGATGCTGGGGCTTACCTGCCCGAGGATAAAACTGCTGCTGGTCGTCGGAGCGATAGCAGTGCGGGTCAAGTTCCGAACCCCGTAGCCCTTGAGTCCTTCCGGTTCGCCGTACTTGAGGGACATTTCCTTGGACATCTTGAGCGAATGCTCGTCGATAAACTTCGAGATCTGAGCGGCCTTGGCATGAGCGTCAAATGACTCAAACGGGATGCCCTTGCTCTGCAGATAGGTGTGCCATCCAAGCTGTCCGATACCGATGGCTCTCCACCGAGTCGCAAAGTTACACGGGGCTTCCATGTGGTCGATCTCTGAGGTCTTCTCGATGTACTCGGTCATGACCGCATCGAGGAACCGAGTCAGAACCTCCACAGCGTCGGTATGCTGCCACTCCTCATAGGTAGCGCAGTTCATGGATGCCAAGTTGCAAACGAATGACTCGTCCTCGCTTGAGGGCAAGCAGATCTCGCTGCACAGGTTGCTGGCGTGGATCCGGCGGTCTTGATCCTTGAGCGCTTTAGGGCGGTTGTTGTTCACGTTGTCTGTAAAGAAGATGTACGGATAGCCGCTCTCGCTGCGCTTGCGGATGAGCTTCGCCATGCGCTGCAGGGGCTGGGACTCGGAGGCTTTGATGTCACCTGCCTTGGCAGAATGGCCATCGTTGATAACCCGTTCCATGAAGTCGTTCGAGATACAGGCTCCGATGCTCATGTTCTGGATCGGGTTGCCTACTTCGCGAACCTGGAGGAATTCTTCGAAGTCAGGATGCTCAATGTCGAGGTAGGCCGCGAACGAACCGCGTCTCACGTTGCCCTGTGAAACCACATCGGTGGTGGTCTCGAAAAGATTCATGAAGTGGATTGGGCCGTCAGCGTCACCGCCGGTGTTGATTGCGGAGCCTCGGGAGCGGATATCCCCGAAGTACCCGCTGGTGCCCGCTCCATGCTTGGTCTCGACGCCAACCTCAGCGGTCTTGCCAAGGATGCCGCCGATGTCGTCGGGGATGTAGCTGCCATTGCAGCTGATCGGCAAGCCTCGCTTGTTCCCGAAGTTGGCCCAAATGGGGCTACTGAGGCTGTAGAAGCCTCGGCTCATGTAGTCGAAGAAAGTCTCAGCAAAACCAGACTCGTCCAAGTACGTCTCCGCTGCCTGAGCGATCTCTTCAATCCGCTGTTCAGCAGTAAGTCCATCGGGTAGGTAGCCAGATTCGAGAAAGGTTCGGGCGTCGTCGTTTAGCCATTCAAAAGCCATTGTGTCTCCTTAGAATAGTTCATCGGCGTCGACGCCCTTACCTTTGGCGTAGTCGACGGGTGTCTTTTGGAAGAAGTCGGTCATGGTGTAGCCGTAGAGGCCTTCATCGAACCAGTAGGTCTCATCGGCCAGCTTCGGGTCGATGTCGATATGCGCTGCCCCACTCTCGAAACCGATGCTCTCTAGGCTGGTAACCATCCGGCGGCGGATGAAAGTCTTCAGGTGGTCGGCAGTCAGGCTGGTGCCAGTGCCGTCGTAGTCCCCGATGATCCAGTCGATGACATTGTCCTCGGCTTTAAGAGACTCGACGCACTCATGGACGATCCGATTCTCCAGCTCCTGATCGAACATCTCGGGATACTCGCGGCGGAGTGTCTGGATCAGGGCGATCCCGACTTCGCTGTGGAGCATCTCCTCGTTGCGGGTGTACTGCACCTGCTGGGCTGTATCCTTGAGATATCCCCCGTGCTTGTTGAGATGCAGCACGACGTAGAACTGCGAGAAAAGGCTGACGTTTTCCACGAAAAGCGTGAACAGAATGATCGAATAGATGAACTGCTTACGCTGATCAGAATAGTTCTTCTCGGTGTACTTCTTCAGGTACTCGACACGACCCCGGAGCGCCGGTTCGTCAAGATTCTGCTCAAATACCTCATCGAGGCCCAGCACATCGAGGAGCTTCTCGTAGGCCCGATTGTGGATCACCTCCGAGTTGGCCATGGCGGCCCCCAGGTCATGGATCGACGGGTGCGGGAAGGTCTTTCCGAGATCACCCCAGAACGACTTAACCGCCACTTCAATCTGGGCGATTGCCGAAAGGTCTCGAACGATCAGTCCTTTCTCGGCCTCGGTGAGATCGCTATAGAACTGAGCGTAGTCGCTGCGGAAGTTAAACTCATCGGGAGTCCAAAAGCCTGACCAGATAGCCTCAATGAACTCTTTTGTCCACGGATATAAGTCAGGCTTCCGACTGATCTGCTCCTCAAATAGCACTGGGTTCTCCTTTATTTATAGCTGTATTGGCAGTAGTAGCGTAGTAGCCGCGTCATATCGGCGGCCCTATAGTGTCGTCCTTTCATCACCTTCCCAGACGGCCCGAAGATCGGCCTCCCGTCTTCGTTGAGCTTCGACATATTGCTGTCGTGGACTTCCTCCATGGCCTCCTTGAGCGGCAGCGACAACGCCACTGCCATGCCCGAAAGGACGTACTGGAGGTCAGCCATTTCCTTGAGGAGATGGGCGACATCCTCCTCGGTGGGATCGTTGCCGCCTCGAAGAGTGGCGAGGACTTCGTCCGCCGCCTCCTGCAGCTCCTGTGCCTCTTCGGCGACCAGCTGGGTACGCAGGTTGAATACCGTCCCGTACTCGGGGTAGATCGGCATGTCCACATCTTGACCAAAGGTCTTGGCGAACTGCCGTGCCATGGCTTCGCGGTTATCACTCATTGTTAATTCCCTTCAGAACCACATCGACTGCATCACGAAGGTCACCGAGGGTGCCGTCGTTGCAAATGACGTATTGAAAATGAAACCGATCTAGGTTCCCTTCGGAACTATGCGGCTCGTCGTTTCCATCGAATAACCGAATCATTCGGATAAAACGAGCCCCCATCCTGTCGAGCGCTCGATACTCATTAGGGAAACGAAGATCATCCACGACCACCGAATTCCCATCCTCAACTTCTTCCATAACGGATTGAATGGTGGCTTTGACCCAGATGTCGGGATCGATCATATTGCGGCCCCAGTCGGTGCCGAAGGTCTGCATCATATAGCGAGTAGTCACGAACCCGAGGCTCGGGATTGGGTCTTGCTTGCGGAATCCGTCTGTCATTTCAGGAACGGTGTGGTGGTCATAACCCAACCGATAGAGAAGAATCCGCACGACATGCTTAATAGGATCTGCAAAACGAATAGTCTCAAACCCATACTCTTCCCGGAGATAATGGGCTACCTCCGTTTTTCCGCAGCCAGGTTTTGAACTGTAGATACCAATGATATTAGACATGGGGGCGTTCCTCTTCGATTAGATTCATGATCCGCTTGCCAACCCGGTAGGGCTGATCCATTGATTCAGGCATTTCCTCGGGGAATGTCTCCATTGCAGCGAGAATCATGCCGAGGGCGTTAATGAGCGCATCCCGTTCGAGCTGATCAATGCGGGCGCTACGCTCCAGCGTCTGTTGTAGGGCTTGATCACTCATCGTCGATCCTCGGGCTCCATAGAATTGGAGCTTTCGCTTTGAAGTCGTAGTCACTGGCGCGGAGAATTCGTGCCAGACGGGCTTGATGAAGCGCTTCGGTTTCCCCGAGCCCTTTGCTTTCGTAAACGGCCACGACCTTGTCCCAGTCACAGCGCTCGGCCAGCTTGGCGTCTGCCGTTTTAGGGCCGATACCCGGACAGCCGGGGTAGCCGTCCGTCTTGTCACCGGTGAGGGTCTGATGGAGGAAGTTGTAGTCCGCCTCTTCCACGGATACCTCGATGAGACCCTCGGATGAATGGTGCAGCCCTGGAATGGTGAGAAGATCCTTATCGCCTGAGACGATGATCTTCTCGTCCGCCTTGGCCAGCTTCGGGTGGGTCGCAAGGATGCCGAGAACGTCGTCGCCCTCAAGTCCGGGCCGAGCCCAGCTAGAGAACTCCTGCATCAGCCACTCGCGAACCTCTTTGAATGCCAACGGCTTGCGCGTGTTGGCCCGGTTTCCCTTATAGAGCGGGTCGAGATCCTTGCGGAAGTTGCCTCCTTCAAGGTCGTTCCACGCCAGCTCTACGCTGTCCGCTTCGAGATCTGCCATCAGCCGCTCGATATGCTGCGCGGTACTCGCCATCGCTTCTTTAGGATCAGAATGTAGAGTCCATAGGTCGCTCTCCCAGCGGAATGGGTGTTCCGCCGCAGCCGTCTGCATGTGGCACAAAAGATCAGCATCGATCAGTAGTTTTCGGTGGGTCATGTGTCTCTCCAATGATCAGTGCGTCTCGGCCCAGTTATTGCCGATGTCATAAGACCCGGTGACCGGGCAGCGAAGCCCAAGGTTTTCCCCGGCCTCCTCGATGGATTCCTTGCCGATCCGCCCGATGTCCTCAGCAATGTCTGGGCGGGCCGCGATCTGAAACTCGTCGTGGACATGCGCCACCAGAGCAAAGTCTTCCCCCGGAACATATCCGGCGGCGGATGCGTTGTTCCAAAACAACACAGTGGCCTCCTTCATCAAGACCGCACCCGATGACTGGATCAGCGTGTTAAGGGCCGAGTGCGTCGAACGCACGGGCAGGATGCGGCCATCCAAACCGATCAGAGAGCCCCTCGTCTCAACCCTTTCAGCCACACTCTTGACTACCCTAGCCAACGCAGGAATGCGGCGCAGGAACTCGTTCTTGAGCGCCTTGCCCTTCTGCTTCTTGGCTTTATCGCCGAGCTGGGGAGCCACAATGTGGCCGATCTTCCAGTCACCAGCGCCATAGAGGAAGGCGTAGATGAACGTCTTTGCTTGGTCTCGGGTCTCCAATCCAGCCGCCCTCTGGTTCTGGGTGTGCGGATCAGTTCCGTCCTCTTTACTGCCAGTGGAGACAGTCACGGCGAACGCCCCGTCATCGTAATAGGCCATGTAGTGAGCCAGACCGACCAGCTCCAAGCCGTCAGCATCGACGCCAATGAGCTTCATACCCTTGGGCGCATGGAACAGAGAACGGCACTCATGGCCGTACTCGGACTTGCCTGAGGGGATCTGGGCCATGTTCGGTTTGCGGTGCGTACACCGCCCAGTCACAGCGCCGTTGGTGATCACTGTGCCGTAGATACGGCCCCCGTCTTCGAGCTTCAGCCACGCATTGTCACCCTCAGCGATCTGTCCGATGCGCTTCGAGAGCATCGCCCGTTGGACGATCAGCCGAGCGGACTCGCAGTCGATCTTGGCTAGGTCATCTTCGGCAGTTGAGGGTTTGTAGTCATAGGGGCCATAGGCCCAGGGAACGGAGGTGAAGCTGGTGGGCCGCCAGCCTTCGACACGGATCAGTCGGTCTGCAATGAGCATCCCCGACCCCGGATCAAATTCAGTGTAGGCCACCTTGGTGATTGGGCAGTCGGCTTCGATCTGCTCATACCATCCTGTCACCCACTGCTTGTTCCGATACTGAGGCTTGCCGTTCTCGTTTAGGACGAACCGCTTCATGGATCGCTTGGGCGTGTGCTGTCCCACTGGCTGCCACCACGGACGGAAGATCTCTTTCAAGCGAGCGTCGATAGAATCACGCCTTCCGACCATCTCGGCGTATAGCTTGGAGGCCGCTTCGATATCGAAGGGGAATCCAGTCTTTTCCATCTCATGGATGACGTACTGGAAGTCGTGTTCCAAGGCCACCGAGCGCTTCGAGGGCTTCTGTCGACGGGCAGCGGAGACAAGCTTCTCGTTCACCCGAACGTCCTGAACGCAGTATTCCTGCATCTCGGGAGACCACTCAGACCAGTCGGTTCCCTCGGCGAAGTCACCCTTGTGGAAGCCCAGACGAAACCCCCAAGCTTTCAACCCATGGCTGCCAGTCAGCTTGGGTGGAAGTTGGGTGATGCCCTTACGCCGCTGCTCGGCATCCTGAACACCGATCTCAGGCCAGATCAGCCGGGAGAGAACGAGGGTATCGATAACACGGGCGTTGGTATCCCAGTCGGGGTAGACCTTCCGAAGTGCCGGGAGGTCAAACTTCATGATGTTGTGGCCAACCACTTGGTCTGCTTCGGCCAGCATATCGAGGCCCACACGAATTGGCGTGTAGCCCGACTGGTCAGCACACGATGTAACGTGATGGCTGTCCAGATCCATGATCACCAGACTATGGACGCGATCCAGTTGATCCAGCAGGCCGTTTGTCTCGATATCGAACAAGATGCGACGCATAGTCATCTCCTCAAATGCTCGTTTCAGTCGTGTCGGTATGGCTTAGGTATGCCCAGTCGGCGAGCCCACTCCATGCACTCTTCTCCCGTCGGGGGTTCACGTTGCCCTTCATATACAGCGATCAGCTTTCGCTCGACGTAGACCCGGTCGAGTAAGTCATTGTCCATGGATCGAAACCGCCGAATGCGTGAGCCAAGACGCTGTAGTCGATTAACGAGAGCCATGCTCATAGTCCATCCATCCCTCGATAAATTGACGGCACAGATCTGAGCGAACGATGTCGCTCGCCTTGAAGTCGACATGCGGAACGTCCATGGACTTGGTTACTTCTAGGAGTGCAGTCAGCCCACTGCCGCCCTTAAGGTCGGACTGTCGGATGTCACCGTTTACCACCGTCGTCGTACCGACGCCGATCCGTGTGGTAAACATTTTCATTTCGGTGGGCGTGGTGTTCTGGGCCTCGTCAAGGATGACGAATGCGTCATTGAAAGAGCGGCCACGCATGGACTCGAAGGGAACCATTTGGATTGTCCCCTTGCGTAAATTGGCGTCGACAGCACCGGTGCCGAGGCGCTCCCGCAAGATCGTCAGGATCTCCGCGAACCACTCGACCATCTTTTCCTGTAGATCCCCAGGGCGATAACCCAGCGACCGACCGGACTGCACGTTCGGGCGCGTGAGGATGATCTTGTCGACGCCGTTCCGGGCCGCGCCCTGAGTCAGCCGGTCGGCGGCCATGATCGTCGGGACATAGGTCTTGCCGGTGCCGGAGTACCCGGTGGTGATGACCATGTCAGAGCCGGTGATCGAATTGATCAGGTGACTCTGGCGACGGGTCATCGGCTCCAACGGGGGCTTGGACTGGTGCTGGTCAGCGAACTTCTGCTTCTTTCGTCTTGCACCCATTGTTTCCTCAGTCGATTAGTTAAGGGAACGGATCACTGGACTAGGCTGATCAACGTGATCAACGCAGCGCCCACCCCGAAAATGAGAAAGAAAACACCGAGAGCCAATAAGATCGTTGGGAGGATGTCTTTATGGTCAAGTTCAGTGAAGTCAGCGAATGGATCAGAAGGGAGATTGATCATCGTCGTTTTCCTCTTGGTTCAGGAATTCATTGTCGCCACTCGGCTCGATCAACAGGCCCGAGCCTGAGTCGTACTCAAGCGGGATCGTCATGCCTGTCGCTCGGCCCGTGTATCGATCCTTCAAGCCCCGCAGGTAGGTAGGCTCCGATGGATCTTGCTGATCTCGTTCGAGGCCGAACATAAAGTGGCACCAATAGCCAATCGCTCGGCTGCCCTTGAAGTGACGGATCATTACCCTGCCGCCTTCTTCGTGCGGCTTTCCTTCAGGGGTCGCCAAGTGGCTGACCAGATGGAGCGTGATGTCCAGCTCTTTGACGAGTGATCCGATCTCACTCATCACGCGCTCCAGCTCGACACGCTCGTCTGAGGTGCCGGAAACCAGCGCTGTCAGGTGGTCGAGATAGAAGAGCCTGACGCCTTCGGAACGGGCTAAATAACGGATCCTCTGCTGGATGATGTCCCAGTCGGTCGAGCCGAAGTGGTCATAAAGGTACAGGTTGCCCTGCTCATCGAGCTGATCGAGTGCAGTGCTGAGTTCCTCGGTGTCCCAGCCATCGTCGGGAACATGGAATCGCTTCAAAGCCTGCTTACCGGCCAGCCGCTTGGCTGTCTCGACCGGTTGCTGCTCTAGGAAGAACATCCCCACGGGCTCGCCGAGTTCGACGAGATCGAACACAGCCTGCTGCGTCAGGAAGTCAGTCTTACCGACACCGGTGCCAGCGCCTATCGCATAGACCTCACCGGTGCGACGCCCGTAGGTCATGTCGGTCAGCGTTTTGAAACACCACGGCAAGCCAACTTCATTCGGCTGCTTGACCCGATCTTTGATCTCCCCGAGCTGCACAATGCCGTCCGGGCGGAAACCTTTGGCACCCCAGATAGCATCGATGATCTCTTTGCCTCGCCCGGCGACGAGCATTTCGTTCGGGTCTTTCATGGGCAGACGGGCGATCCGGGCCCGGCCCGGTGACAGACACATGGCTGCCTCACGGGCTGCCGACTGGCCAACCTCATCCTGATCCAGCATGAACACCACACGCTCATAGCCCTCGAGCCATTCGAGCGCCTTGCTGATCGACTTGGCAGCAGACTGAGCGCCATCCTTGAGGCTGACCACGGGCCACTTATTGCCTTGCGTCTGGCTCACCGACATAGCGTCGATCTCGCCCTCGGTGATCACCACCATCTTGCCTTCGTCCCGCCAGAGGCTCATTCCCCATAGCGGTTCGGCTTCCTTAACGGCACCCTTCCAGAAGAAATCCTTGTCCTTGGTGCGGATCTTCTGGGCCACACGGTGGGGGCTGGCAGTGCCCGAGTAGTTGGCGATCTGCACAGGGCGGCCTTTGTAGATAGCCGTTTGGTAACCAAACAGGCTCGCGGTCTTCTCAGTGATCCCACGCTTCTGCAGCGGCTGGGTCTCGCCATCGACGATCAGGTCTTGGGTTTGACTCATAGGCCTTTCCTTTGGCGTCTCGCCGTGTCCGGGTTCGTAGTAGCGGCAGCCGAAGCAATAAGCGTGGCCATCATCGAACCGCGCCAGATTGTCTCGGCTCCCACATCGAGGGCACGGTTCGTGATGGATGAACTCGCTCATGCCGCGTGGGTAGGCTCGTTCGAGAGTTTTGCCGACCCCGAATCAATGAATCGCAAGACAAGCGGGTCGAAGAAGTACCGGGTGTACCGCTTGCCGCTCATCGGGTTCTTCCGCTGCTCTCGGGTGATGCGAACGCCAAGATCCTCCAGATCGCAGATCCGGCGAGACAGCGTGGCGCTGGTCATGTCCAGATCCATCATTGCCTCGCGGGCGGTGATGCTGAAGTCGTTCCGCTCCATCATCAGGAGTACCTTGAATGCCTGCGGAGAAGCGGCGCTCAAGACATAGTTCGCGACGGGGGAGAGTTCATTCATGGTGGATACCTCGCTGTTTCAGGTGTTGAACGCGAAAAAGCCCAGAGCAGACGCCCTGGGCTTGGGTTCACTTGGTGTCGGCTAATCGACGCGATACGTCGAATGAAGGGCAGGCCTTGGCCGATAGGTCGTTGTGGCCGACCACCTTCAGGTCGCCATACATAATCTTCTGAAGCTGGATCAGCTCGCGCAGTGCGTTGATCTGGGCGGGCTTGAAGTTGTCCTCGGGTTCCATGTCTTCATCGACGCCACCTACAAGACAGACGCCAATGCTCCGGTGGTTGTAACCCTTCGCATGAGCGCCTACAGCATCGGCGGGCCGCCCTGTCTGGAGGGTTCCGTCCCGGCGGATGACGTAGTGGTAACCAATTCGCAGCCATCCTTGTTCGCGGTGCCAGCGGTCGATCTCTGCTACACCGATGTTCATCGACGGCGGTGTTGCCGAGCAGTGAACGACCAGCAGGTCGGTTTCTTGTCTCATTTCTCGATCAGCTTCTGGGCTGCCTCCTTTGCTTTTGCGTTGCCTTCCTCAGTCAGCCATAGCGCCCACTCATCGCTTGCTTTAACGGAGGCATAGGGGAACCCTTGGCGGTCGCACCACATGCCGTACGTCGTCGATGAGCGCTTGCTGATTCGGTTGTTCGGGTTGGAGAAAATAAAGCGGATATCGAGATCGGGGAGCTGACTTTTGATCATCAGCATTTTCTGGCGGTCTTTGGTGACGAACCTACCCTTGGTCTCGATGATGATGCCGTTGGATAGAACGAAGTCTGGCTTGTACTTTGCCTCGCGGGCGGGGACTAGGTATCGGATGTTCCCAGGCTCGTACTGATAGGGGATCTCATGCTGATCCAGCCAGTCCCCTACCAGTCGTTCGAGCCCGCCTCGGAAGCCATCGTCACCTTTGACGATCTTCGCTCCCATCAGAAGTCCGGGTCGTCGTCCCCGTTATCGCTGCTGGCCGGTTCGCTCTCAGGAGCCGGGTCTTCGTCCGGTGTCTCCTGCGGCTCATCGGGAGCCTCGAAGCCGTCCTCTTCGCCGAAGCCGAACGAATCAGCGCTCTGCGTTTCGGGGCCGACCAGCTCAATGACCTGCACGGCCTCCAGCTTCAGCGCAATGCCGACGCCGATGGGTGCCTCATAGTTGCGGATCCAATAGGCCACGCGGCCTACCGAGTTGCCCCAGATCTGCGTCCCCTTGGGGATCGGCTTGCCCTTCGAGTCGAACAGCTTCGGGCTAAGGTCAAATTCCTTGCCAGCCTGAGTCTTCACGCGGGCTGGCATTGAGAACTTAAAGTCCATCTCGCCCGTCTCATTGCCCTCATCGTCGACAACCTCGGTGCAGCTAAGGTCGGCAACCTTGGGCTTCTTCTTGTTGTCCTTCTTCCACTCGGCAACCCACTCGTCCCGGCGGGATTCGAGCTGCTGCTTCAACTCTTTCGCATCCTCGCCATCCAAGCGCAGCTTCAGGCTGTACTCGCCGTTCTCCTTGAACTTGTAATCCGGCTCGGTGAGCTTCGGGAAGATGAATGTGCCTTTCGGGGTGGTGAACTTCTCTCGTTTGGCCATGGTTACCTCAGGTGTTGAGTTCGTTGCGGACGTAGTCGACCACCGCTGCGAATTCAGGCCGCCGACCTTCGGCGTGGCTGGTCATCCGCTGGGTGGTAGCGATCAGGTCGTTGATGGTCATGCCGCTGGCCTCGCTCATGGCGATGAAAAGGGCTGCGACAGCGGGAACCTGTACGCCCTTGGGGTGACGCTGGAGCTTGTCCAGCGCATCCACTGCAGCGCCGCTGACATGGCGAAGGTCTGCATTGGTGATCTGGTCGCGATTCATGTGGCCTCCTCACGGAACTGCTGGACAGCGGCGGCCCGGAGCTTGGCCTTGGCCCTGCCGTCCATGGTCGACCGGTCATAGCACCGGCCATCGATGATCACGCTGTCGGTCACAGCGTTGGTGTGAATGGTTAGCTGCATTGCGGTCTCCAGCCTTGGGTTCACTTGGTGTCGGCTAATTGAGCCTTGGGTTCACTTGGTGTCGGGAAACTACCGGACGGGCAGCGGAACGCATCCGCTACCCGATGCCTTTAGGCAAAGAAGTATTGCGACCTGAGGACATCCTCGATCTCCAGGTTGCCCCTCTCAGGCAGCTCAGGGATCTTCTTCTGGCGGGCCTCGGTGAGCATCTCAGCGATCTCGTCTCGAAACTCACGAAGCGGATCATGGCGCTGGTAGATATCGACGAACGCCTCGCGGAGACTGTCGACACTGGCCTGCGTGTCTGCCGCATGGGTGCCATAGCTGTCGTGGATCAACGAGAAGTCCTCGACACCACGACGGCGGGCAAAGCAGACATAGCGGATCAGCGCGGCAGCATCGAGGCTATGCACGAAGTTCGGGCTAATGCCCGTGCTTTGCTTGGACTTGTCCAGCCCCCGCTGCCCGGTGCGAACCGAGAGCTTGATCGTGCTATCCCCGAGCATCGTCTCCACTCGATGAAGCTTGATGTTGGGATACGCCTGCAGAACATGGAATCCGACGGGAGTCGTCCATGTCACCGGCAGTTCCTCCGCTGATGCCAGCTTTGCAACCTGCTGCAGCCAAGTCATCGCCTCGGCTGATGCGACAACGATCTCGTCAAGCGACTCGTAGATCACTTTGGAGAGAATCAGGCTGGCCCGGTATACATCCTGAGGATCGTCGGGGTTCAACACCTCTCGCTCTCCATGCGTCCTGTCGTCCCACAGATGCTCATAGACGTACTGCTGGGTCGCCCTCCGGGTTCCCCCATAGGGGCGGATCATCACAGCCCGCTTGGTGGTTTTGCGGTCGATGCCGATGGCCAGCCAGCGCTCTGCCATGACTTTCTCCTCGGGATCCTTTCCGCTATCGGATGCGATTAGACGCAGCTTCTCCGTCGTCCGGTTAGCGACCCGCTGGTAGATGTCCTGCGGCTCATCCTTAGGCAGTAGGTTGGTGGCCTCGCCACCGCCGCTGTCCCTCAGCATCGCCGAGAAGTGCTGGAGCCCATTGCATGACCCATCGAGCTGAACCGGGAGGTGGCTCTCGAAATGGTCGCCCTCATCGATTCGCCGGGCGTACTCCAT